GAAGATGCTGACTTAATAGGATATACTAAAGCTAAGTCAGAAGGGTTTACTGCTAAGAAGAACAATGTATTAGTTGCAAAGCCACCAAAGAAAATGAAGAATAACGGATTTTTAGAACCAAGATAACTATGGCATACGTATTATTTATATCAGAAGAAAAACTAAAAGACTCAACAGCAATAAATCTTAATGTTGATCCTAATTTATTATTACCTTATGTAAGACAAGCACAAAAGCTTTATGTAGAGCCAAAGTTAGGAACACAACTTACAGATAAACTTAAAGAATTAATAACTAACAATACAATAGGACTGCCAGCTAATGCAGCATATAAGACTTTGTTAGATGATTACATAGGAGATATGCTACCTAATTGGGCATTTTATCACGCAGTACCTTTTTTACGTTTTAAAATAGAAAATGGTAATATATATTCTAAGACATCTGAAACAGGAAATGCTCTTAGTACAGAGGAGAGTCAAAGTTTAAGAGAAGAAGTTTCAAATACTGCTCAATACTATACAGAAAGACTTATAGAGTACATAACTAACAATACAAGTTTATTTCCTGAGTACAGTACGAATAGTGGTGCAGATGTTAATCCTGACAGAAATGCGTACTATAATGGTATGAATTTAGAAAGACCAATGCAACAAGGAACTAAACTTACTTTAAGAAACTTTTTAAACGCATCTGATTATTCATAATGAAGAAACACTATAAACCAAAATTAATTAACGTAACTAAGCTGAAATCCTACTTAGAGAGTAAGCCAAAAAATAATAAGAATGAACGACCTAAGAGACACAATACAAGTAGGATTAGCTAATGGTTCAGCTATTGGCTTTACTTTAGCTAGTGCAAACGAAATATTAAGTTTTGTTGCACTGATACTTTCAATAGCATATACAATATATAAATTTTTTAAATTTGAAGATAATAAATAAATGGCTCGTAAAGTTATTTCAAGCACTTCTAAGAGCGTTAGAAGAAAAAGAAAAGGTAGACACTCAAAGCAAGACAAAAACACTTACAGAGGACAAGGGCGTTAGTCTAGTTTTAATTAGAGATACTTTTACAAAAGAGTCTATAATTGGTAAGTTGTACGTTGATGGAGAAATGTTCTGTGATACTTTAGAATTACCTTATAAAGACAATCAGAGACGTATTTCTAGTATTCCTATGGGTGTATATAATGTAAGATTAAGATACCCTAGAGAAAGTGGTACAAGAGACTATTTACACTTGTTAGTACAAGACGTTCCTAATAGAGACTATATACTATTCCACAAAGGTAATAAGGCAGAAGATTCAAGGGGTTGTATTCTAGTAGGACAAAAACGTCAACAAGACTTTGTTAGTAACTCATCATTAGCTATGTCATTGTTAATGAAAGAGATAATAAATTTGGGAGGAGAAAATATTAAATTAATAATTAAAAATAAATAAAATGCAAAATTTTTTACAGAAGTACCTTATCGGACAGATGTTCAAATCAAAGAAGTTTTGGTATGCAATCAGTTCAGTTGTAGTTCCAGCTTTAGTAACATTTTTAGGAGTTGATGAACAAACAGCAACGAATCTTTATCAAGCAATTCTCGTTCTTATCGTAGGTCAAGGAATAGCAGATGTCGCAAAGAAATAATCGTTACAGGTTAAAACCTCACGAGATAGTCGCTATACAAAAGATGAGAGAGTCTGAAACTCGTAACATATTAGTTATTGGAGACTTACACGAACCTTTTTGTTTAGATGGCTATCTTGAATGGTGCAAAGAACAATATGAAACTTTTTCTTGTAATCAAGTAATTTTCATAGGAGACTGCGTAGATTCGCACGGGTTTTCATATCACGAACCTGATCCTGATGGTATGTCGTCAGGAGATGAATTAAATCTTGCAATAGAAAAAATATCTAAATGGTATGAAGCATTTCCAAATGCTGATGTATGTATAGGAAATCACGATAGAATGGCTAGTCGTAAAGCTATGACAGGTGGAATACCTAAAGCTTGGATAAGATCATATAACGAAGTTCTTAAAACACCTAATTGGAATTGGGTAGAGTCAGTAGTATATGATAATGTCTTATATGAACACGGAGAAGGTGGTCAAGCAGCAGCTAAAGCAAAAAATAATATGATGTCAAGTGTATGTGGTCATACACATACTTTAGCATACGTTCAATGGTTTTGTGGAAAAAGGTATAGAGTATTTGGTATGCAAGTAGGATGTGGTGTAGATAGCTCTACTTACGCAGCAGCTTATGCAAAAAACTTTAAAAAACAATCTATTGGTTGTTCAGTTGTACTAAATAATGGAGAATTACCTATAAATCTCTTGATGCCTTTGTAATGAAAAAAGACATAACCTGGCAATTATTTGGTTTTTATTTGCTTATAATAATTCTATTACTTATATCTAGTCATTACCTTTCTTAACACTTAAATTGTTAATAAGTATATTAATAAACTTGTGAGTTTCGTTTATTTTATGTACTTTTGTATCATTATTAATCAAAACTATTTAAGATGTCAAAATTTAGAGTAATCAATCGTACAACAAGACAAGAACATATTTTCAACTCAGAAGAAATTAAAAGATTCTTTACTAAGAACCTAATGTCAGATTATGCAATCAGCTCAATAAAGTACGAAGAACAAAAAAAATATAGCTTTATAGCAGATATTGTTGTAGGTATTGCTTCAGTAATTTTAATTGTATGGATAACTAATTTAGTAGTATCATAATGAATTACGAAGAATATACAAAATCAACTAATCAAAATTGTGTAGATCCTACTGAATGGAATGGTACTAACCCTTGTTGTGAACAATGTGATGAAGAACTAGACCAATCAGATTATGAGACTATATGTGTAGAATGTTATGAAAATGAATTTAATAAATAAATAATTAAGAAATGAAAACAGAAATATTAAAAGAAAAGTACATTAAGTACAACCTAACTAAAGATGATGTATTTAAGCATCAACACTACATCATTATTACAAGAAGTGGTATTGAGAAAATTGCAGCTTTAGAAAATATAGGACTCTCATTTGAAATTGTAAAATGCGAACCTAATTTTGCAGCAGTAAAATGCAAAGCAGACAATACTAAAATATGGATAGAAACATTTGGATCAGCACTCAAAGGAGAAGGGTACAAAGATGGCAACTGTAACACTTGGTATGTTTTAGAGATGGCTGAGAAACGAGCAATGTCAAGAGCTGTACTGAAGCTAACAGGTTTCTATGAACTTGGAGTATTTGGAGAAGATGAATCAGAAGAATTTAAAAAGAAATTTACTAATTATACAAAAGAATAAAAAAAATGGAAATTAAAGGAACAATTAAGAAAAAGTTAAAACTACAAAGTGGAACAAGTAAAGCTGGTAATGAATGGCAAAAGCTAGATGTAATAATAACTCAGTCTGATGAGTATTCAAAAGAGGTATGTATTACTGCATTTGGAGATAAAGCTATTGAATCAGTTAAAAGATTTAATGAAGGAGATAGTGTAGAGGTATCTGTAAACGTAGAAAGTAGAGAATACAATGGTAAATACTACACAAACATTACAGGTTGGAAATGGGCTAATGGTAATACATCAAAAGATAATGTTACTATGGGTACAGATTTTACAGGTACTACACCTGATGATTTACCATTTTAAGATGACTGAAGAAACTAACTTTAAAGCTATATGTGGTATTGCTACAACTGTATTAGGTATGCCACACGGTTCTTTATCATTGAAAACAAGAAAAAGACCAATACAAGTTGCTAGAGCAGCTTCAGCTTATATTGCTATGAATGAAGATAACATACATAGAAACGTAATAGCAAAAGTTTTAAATAGAGATAGAGCAGTAACTTATCACTATCAAGCTATGCACAAGAAACTGTATGCAACTTGTCTAGTATATCGAAATACTTTTAATAAGATCTATAAAGCATATAAAAATATAGATGGTGCTAAAGAAGTATTTATTGATAAAGACTTTATGAAAAAGCATTTGTTTAGAAATGGTGTTAAAGAATCAAAAAAACCTAATGTTATACTAGAGATACAAAGTGGTGGTATATCTTGTAAAGTAAAAACTTCTTATTTTGATTATTCTAATCAAGTTGAAAATGTTAATCTTGCAATGAAGAATTATCACTATACAATAAATATTATATGAAACATCTACTAAGCAGTTCAGCATTTCTAGTATTAAATAAAGAATTAGCAAGGCAAATAGGATTGAAAGAGTCAGTCCTACTTGCTGACCTAATAAGCAAAGAAGAATACTTTATAGCTAATGGAATGACTGATGGCT